CTAACATCCTTGGATGGTCTTTTACATCTCTCTTGTTATAGAATCCTTTTCAATTTTATGTGAAAAAAAGCGGTCCAGTTGGTATCACGAAACCTTGTGGGGTCTTATGATTGCACACTGAGTCTAACCGATTTGTGCATTAAAATCTTTCCAGATTCTCTCCAACCGCGTCACTTTGGGTAACATTTTTGGTGAAACTCTGGATTGCCGCGCCCGGGTATTGTCCAGCCGACCCTTGTAGATTGGCTTTTTTTTCGCGGGGGCAACCATAACAGCACGTTGTGCCATCTGGATTTAGTATACATCTATTGATCTGAAATTTTTGATTCAATTTTTTGAAACTATTCCTATTTGACTTAAACCTTTGTTCTAAGGTTATCTAATGGAGAGATCAGACGATGATATTTCAGAACTTACCTTCAACCCTTACAATCCGTGTAACAAAGAGATTAGTTTGAGCCAAGTTCAAACTATTCTATCCAAGTATGGGGTGAACGAACAAGCCATCGATCTAGAATTGTATCGTCGTGCATTTACACACCAATCTTACTGTATGCGTCCCTTGGATCAAAGGATTCAAATTGCAGCGTGCCCTCCCAACTGCATTCCCATTCAAGATAAATCCAATGAACGTTTAGAGTTTTTAGGGGATGGCGTGTTAGAATGCGTGACCAAATTTTATATGTACCGTCGTTTTACGCGTGAAAACGAGGGATTCATGACCGAGAAGAAAATCGCCTTGGTGAAAAACGAGTCCATCGGTTCTCTTGCGTTACAAATGGGATTGTCTGAATGGTATATTCTGTCTCGTCATTCAGAAGAAAAAAAATTACGTACCAATTTGAAGAAACTGGGGTGTTTGTTCGAGGCCTTTTTGGGGGCTATTTTTGTGGATTTCAAAGAACGAGGGTTTCAAATCGCTCAGACGTTCATCGAACGCGTCTATGAAAAACACATTGATTGGACGGAACTTATTTTATGTGACGACAATTACAAGAATATTCTACAAGTTAGATTACAGAAAGAGTTCAAAACAACCCCTGAATACTTGGAGATTAGTCACAATGGGTGTTATCATATGGGCGTCTATTTGTGTTTAGGCCAACCCATTTGGAAAACATCCATCCAACAATCGATTCCATTTCATCAGTTTGAATCCTTTGACAAAATACACGCGTATCTGCGCACTCATTCACACGTCCTTATCCATTTAGGAGAAGGACGTCATAAAATTAAGAAAAAGAGTGAACAATTGGCGTGCGAACAAGCGCTTCAGTGTATATCAAAATACACCCGATAAAATATCTACCTAATGTATGTATCCACCAATACAGCCGCATAAAAAGGAATGGTTGTGTACGGACCATTTGTCCACTGGACAACCCGTAGAAATATACGTAGAATGTAGTGGAAATCCAAAGGGTATTCCAGTCATTTATTTACATGGAGGACCTGGGGACCATAGTATGCCTCGGATTCGCAGACTATACGACCCGAAATTCTACCATATTATCTTGTTTGACCAACGAGGATGTGGAAAATCGTTACCAGCAAATCACACGGAGAAAAATACAACCGAGTATCTGATTCGTGATATAGAATGCATTCGAGAATGGATCCATACACCTAGTATGGTGGTAACGGGCGGAAGTTGGGGGAGTACACTTGCCTTGTTGTACGCACAAGCACATCCTTCCAGAGTAGATGCACTTATCTTGCGAGGTGTGTATGATTTGACAAACGATGACGTCTTGGATAACATGTACCCAGAACAAGAGGACCAAATACAACAATTTATCCATTTAAAACCATCGGAGGATGAAGACAAGAAAATTCAACAGATATTGTCCCGTAAAACAAAAAAACGCACGGCATTGATTCGGCTCATGTCAAATGAGCCTCAAATGCACGTCACGACAAAAACCACACGGAAAGAACCCTTTAAAGAAAGTGAAACCCTTGCCATTATCGGCACGCACTATGGTTTACATCATCATTTCGCTTCAAAACGTCAAATTTATAAAAATATGTATAAAATCAAAGACATTCCTACCATTATGGTGGAAGGAAGATATGATATGGTCACTCCACCTAAAATGGCATACACTCTCTGTAAACAATTTACCGATTGCGAATTGATAATGGTTCCTGCAGGTCATTCTTCGTCTGAACGTGAAGTGGCGCGTGCACTGGTTAAGGCATCCAACAAATTAAAAACGATTTTAAAATAAGAAACTAGGGTATGAAGCTGATTCTTATTCTGTTTTGGTTGTTTGTGGGAATCTGTATACCCATTGCGTATACCGATAGTTTAACACCCATTACACGGGTGGAAGAACCAGACCTGAAAGTAAAGCTGGTACAGGATGCCTACGATACCGTCCAAAATCCGTACACACCCCCCTTACGATATTTAGATACCGAATCGTACAAACAAATGGGCTATTTGAAGCGTCAATCGTCACGCCTTCCGTTTTTTGGTAAACCAGCAAATCTTCGAAGAGATATGTGGTATTATTACACGACTATGGATGGGATTAAACTACCGATTACCATCAACAAACGAAAATGTTCCATTTCACCAGGATGTTCCTCAGTCTCTTCGGGTGATACAGTTCACGTAGAAGGGGACGTATGGACGGTTGAATTGTATGAGATGGACATGTATTAACTGTTCTGTATCAGTTGTGTTTTCTTTAGCATGGTCTAGTTCTGGTTTAAGATATTACATAGAATTGCACATAGGAAACCATATATCTACCGTGTTTAGATGAGTAGAATTTTTCAACTTTTCGATGAGTTTGCCAAAGGTTGTTTTGGCACAAAATACGTCGTGTACAACCCCGAGTATAAAAAATCCTATGGTGGTAGGCAATAATTTCCAACCGGTAAAGCGTGAAATGAGCCAAGCACCAATGAAGGTTGCGATGACATCGGCAATGGCGATTCCTCCAATGTGTGTATGAATACCCTTTCCAGGTACGCCTAAACTATTCCGATACGAACATTCCATACGGATACATAGGAAAAAGGTGTCGCGTGTTAGTTGCGATTTCGTTTCGAGTGTTTCCGTTTCGAGCGTTTTGAATGTCGTTTCCGGGTCCGATACCCCCCTTGGTACAACCTAGCTAATATTTCATTCTTGCGAGCCTCCAGCGTAGCATTATCCGAAGTAGCCATAAAATTAGATACTCGTTCTTTATTCATATCCTGAACACTTTTTACAAAGTCATTAAGGTCGGTAATAATGGCTTGTCGACCGTCCTCCGTATTACGGTCTACATAACGAGTGGGCCCTGGTTCAAAATCAATAATAAACAAATAATTACCGTTTACAATTAAGTTGCCAGTGGTTAGGTCGCCGTGTACGACACAATGCGTTGCAAACCACATATACGTCGATAACCACGTGAGTGTACGAACAAACATATCTATTGTAATGTAGGCATTCGACTTATGGACCCCATCGGGACGGTCTAGACTATAATGGTACAGACCTGTGTGGGTATTTCTCCATCTCCAAGCTTGGCCTTTTCTAACTCGGTATCAGTAGGAGGCGGAGGTACGAATGGAAAGGGTGCGCCTAGCGCCGTTGGAGTATCGATCAATCGTTGAATGATTTCATTTCGTTCTTGAATGTAGTCCTCGTACGTGGAACCCTTTGTAATCACATCGCTCATCAATTTAGTTGGGTCAAAATCATTCAATGCGCTATTTGCCGGTTCTTTAAGAACGGGTTCCTCAAACCTTCGCGTCAGTCCCGGGAGAGGTGTTTGTCTAGGGGGGAGACGAGATGTTGGCATTCCAGGGACTTGGAGACGATGTTTATCAGGTGTTTCGTACGGATTTAATCGTCGCGCACTACTTCTACTATCCTCTCTAACCATATCATATAAACATAAAAAGTTCGTACTGATTTGTATTCATGTTCTGATGTCTTTGAAAATTCATTTAACGCGGGAATCCAACCATATTTGCACCGATGCCAAAACCCGCGCCCGTTCGTGCAGTTACACCCATACTGGGAATGTAGGTATCCAAAATGGAAAAGGTTGCCGCCGCAGTAAGAGCAATGAGAGCGACTTCGTCTAAACTAAGACCTTTTCCTTTAGGAATGGCGTAAGCGGCAATGGCAACCATCAAACCTTCCACTAAATATTTGATGGCTCGTTTTATCAGTTCACCTAAATCAAACATAAATTTAGGATAGAAAAAAATATATCTGGAATAAAACTTAAATAAATGAGGGTAATTGGCTGTATGTCGGAAAAACCACCCTATGTAGATTTATTGGAAGAGGACAAACCCATTGCACAACAAAAGTTTGTATGTGTTTCCTTTGTTTCACCTGAAAACATTATTCAACAGAAGGAACATTTTTTTTTCGACCGATTCGTGAAAACGTGGGATCTAGTCAAATCGATGCAAAAGTACGCACAGTTCACGGCATTTCTAGCCTACAAGTACAATCTAGACCCAGAACAAGTGACCACGGATTTGAATGAGTTCTGCAAGGAGGAATCCGTTACTTTGGCTAAAGAATCGGTTGCGGATGATTATAAAACCTACCTCGAGAAATATGTGGAAGATTTAGAATTGGAGTACAACAAGAAGAATGATTTCCAGACCAATACTCGTGGCATTAAAATTCGAGGCGTGTTTCCATCCCAAGAGGAAGCTGAAATACGTGCAAAGTTATTGCGCGAGAACGACCCGCATTTTGATGTGTATGTAGGACCTGTAGGCGTTTGGATGCCGTGGGAGCCCGACGCGTACAGAACCGGACAGGTTCACTTTTTGGAATCACAGCTCAATGAGCTCATGTCCAAGAAACAACAGAACGAGGCAAGTGCAAAAGAATATTTCGACAAACGTGTGAAAGAGGCCAAGCGGAAAGCCATCGAAGAAAATGTTCGGAAAGCAAGAGAGAGTGGCAATAAGCTTTCTCAATCCATTGATGCAAATGATAATTTGGTCAATGTGAAGAATGTAGAGGATATTCAGAAAACTCTGTTTGAAACGGAAAATGTAGTGACGGATAAAAATTCAGACCACGGATTGTCTGAATTAAAAAGTTCGAGATGAAAATATTTTATGCCTATAAAGAATGGCGAATCAAATCAAACATCCTTGTAGAGGAAGAAAGTCGACATGCAAGCGTGCGCCTGCAAGCTGCGAAAACACGAGACGCAGTCGTAAACGACGAAGTTATTGCAGGAAAACACATAATCATAAACAATCGTGGTTTTAATCTATTCGTAATATAATGATGAAGGCCGTTTTAGTGGAGTTTATAGGAACCTTGCTTTTTCTATACGTGATTATTGCAACCGACAATTCCGTGGCGATTGGCGCAGTTTTATCGTTGATCGTTTATTTAGGAGAACCCATTTCAGGAGGTAATTTTAACCCAGCCGTCACGGTCATGATGGTGGCTGCAAAGAAGCAAAACATAAACACCGCGCTACCTTATATTGTAGCGCAACTTGCCGGAGGTCTTGTTGCGTTGGAGATCTATAAGCGTATTCATTAACCATATAAATAGTATGTGTGAGAATACATTATGAAGGTCTTGTCTATCGACATTGGGATTAAGCATTTGGCACATTGTCTTTTTGATGTATCGGATACGCTTCGTATTGTAGATTGGGATGTCATCGATTTAACGGATGAGTATGTATGTGCATGCTCCAAGCCCGCGACGCATCGATTCCATCAAACCTATACGTGCAAAAAACATACCTATCCGGAACTGTCACTTGTTGAATTGATTGCTCAATGTACAGGTCGTTCGATTCCATTAGGTACCAAAGCGGAAATGAAAACGCGATTGTTTAAAGAAGTCAAGCCGATTCCGCCACCAACTTTGGTGGATTTAGGACAACAAATTATGAAACGTTATGCACGATTTTCAGAAGTGGATGTCGTGTTGATTGAAAATCAAATTGGCCCCCTTGCCAGTAAAATGAAATCGGTTCAAGGGCTGGTGGTCCAATATTGGTTGATGAGGGGGGCAAAAGTCGAATGCATATCGGCATGTAACAAGCTCAAATTGTTTCATTCAGGAAAAACGACCTACGCTCAACGTAAAAAGTTGAGTATACAATACACTCAAGTCATGCTTGAACAAAATGGATTGGTGACAAATTTCTCCTCTCATAAGAAAAAGGATGACTTAGCGGATACTTTTTTACAAGGGGTTTGGTATTTCCAAATCAATAATTGCGGATTACTTAAAATTAATTGTTCTTAATCACATTATGGAGGTTATCAATTTAAGCGATACGCCTACAGTCAGTTTTGGACCAGGCATTGAATTGTTGATGAATGATAAGCCCAAAAAGGAAACAGTTTCGGTTACGGATTTGGATAAGCTAGAATCAGAATTAAACGATCTTTCACGTTCCTCGATACCTACTTCAGCACCTCCGTCTACACCCGTTAGTTTTCCTCGTATGGAAAATGTAGTCATTGAAGAATTACCTTCGGTCAAATTTGATATTCCAGAGAAACCCAAGGACCCCATGACGTGGGATGGGTTTAAACCATTCCAAGGTGACCCTGATAAAGTGACCGCAACAAAAGATAGCTTGAAAGAACGTTTTTCCTATTTACGAAAATTAGAGGACCTTGAACTCAAGGGTGTACGATTGACCCGTAAATATACGATGGATTCTTCACTTGAAGAAATGAAAGGAGAATACGAGAACATCATTTCCGAAAAAGAACGAAGCAACAATGTCAAGTTTCAGGGTAAAATGTTGATGGCCTTGATTACCGGGGTGGAATTTCTCAATTCCAAGTTCGATCCATTTGATGTCAAATTGGATGGATGGGCTGATCAAGTCAATGAAAATATTTCAGATTACGATGATATTTTCGCAGAATTGCACGAAAAGTACAAGAACAAAGCTAAACTGGCGCCTGAACTAAAGTTGATGTTCCAATTAGGAGGAAGCGCCATTATGTTGCATATGACAAACACCATGTTCAAATCCTCTGTGCCTGGAATTGACGACATTATGAAACAAAATCCAGAATTGATGCAAAAATTCACTCAGGCGGCCGTGAACTCCATGGGGGCATCCCATCCTGGATTCTCTGGATTTGTCAACTCTGTACAGCCCACGAGAGAACCGCGCGAAGTACGCCGCGAACCACGTGAAGAAAAACGGCCAGACATGAAGGGACCGAGCGATATCAATTCTCTTCTAAGTGGTCTGAAGCCTAAAACAATTCAACTCGATGAAGGAAGTACGGTCAGTTTGAGCGAATTAAATGAGATGAAGGATGGTTTGAATTCAGCAAAGAGAGGACGAAAGAAACGATCTGAAAAGAATTCAATGAGCCTAAACCTGTAAAACTTTTATGACGTGAATGTATGTACTTGAATAATATACGAACTCATTTTACTTCTATCTTAAGCTTATTTTTGTTGTGCACCACATTGATCTTGCCGATTCTCATCTTTATGAAACCCATATCGTCTTGGTTGTCAGGGTTTGACAATATAGATGGAATTGTAGAGGCAACACCTGCAACAGGAGGCACCTTTTACACCATTGCCTCGATTTTGAATTTACCTCTTTTTTTCAATGTATTGATTCGACAATCCAATACCCGAATGATCAACCAGATCTATACGGGATTGTTTTTCTTGTTGTCTATTGTTCTCGTCGCATTCAATCCAATGGGGGTGTTAACGACGGCATATAGTTTACAAACCATACTCTGTGTAACCGCAATTGTCTTTGTTATACTGAAATATGTTAGAACTGGAATCCTAAAACAGTTCATCTTAATCGCCATGGTCATTACATTAGGGGTATGTGGTGAGACGATGGGGGTGAACTATTCGGGATTGCACCTCTTGTATTATCTATTGTTTTATTTGATGGGTTATGTGTGGAACTTTTTCGATTTCAACCTATCCGGACTATCCAACCAAACGACTAAACGTGTATACGATACGACATCCTACCTCTATACACAACTTCCTGGTATTTCCCTGATATTTGTGTTTGAGATTTTCTTGATTGTTTTGATTTTATATGGTCGAACATGGGTCAAGAACTATTATGGAGGAGACTTGGTGGTTCATAATCCGATTGATTTAAACAAACGTTCTTCGTATAACGTATCCAATGCATATCAATACACCTATACCCTATCCTTCTGGATTAATCTAGAGGCCACCTCTCTTGGTTTTTCTTCTTCCTCCAATGAATACACGGATGTAGTGATGTATGGAGGAAATGTATTAATTGCGTATAATAGTTCACTCAATACAATCCGAACCGTGATGAAAAATGAATCGAAGAAGACCGTCTATGATATGAACGACATTCCATTACAAAAATGGAATCACGTGGTTTTATCTTACGCAAACGGTACCCTTGATTTATTCTTGAATGGGGAATTACAGAAAAGTACAGTTGCAGTACCTCAATTGACAACACAAGAGATGATTGTTGGTGCAGAACAAGGCGTGTATGGTAAATTATGTACAATGATGTTTTACAATAAGGTGTTGACGATGGAAGAAATCCAGGCCTTGTATACCCAATTCAAAGACAAGAATCCTCCAACCCTCTAAAAGGTACTTCCTGCATAGTTGGAGGGGAGAGGTTCAAAACTATCGGGGGATTGGGCGTTT